ATCACCTCGGAAAAGGCGGTTTCGGTATCGAGGCCAAGGCGGGTACCGATCTTGATCGTATCGTTGCCAGAACCGAACTCGCCATCATCCTGGCCAATGACGAAGCCGGAGCCGTTGAGCTTGACCTGCTTGTCGCCCAGATAGATGCGCTCGATCGCGTCGACCCGGCCATCATGGAATGCCCAGACGTCGACCGCATAGCCGTCCTCGTTCGTGACATAGAGGATATAGGCGCCATAGAGCCTGACACGCCCGAATGCCCCGACGCGCGGGGGAATGGGCGACTTTATCGAATGCTCTTGCTGCTCAGGCTTCGGACCTTTGGGCTTATACAGGACAGCAAGGGCGAGGGCGGCGGCAGCGGCGAAGGGTTGGCCGCCGGGGATGAACGCAGCCGCTACAGCCACGATCTGGAGCGAAATGCGCCCTAAATCCTTGTCGATGATGCTCAGCGGAGAGACGATCGCGCGAATGATGCCGCCCATCAGAGCCTCCAGATCATCAGCGGGTTGCCGGGCGCGCAAGAAAGACCGTGGCGGTGGACGCTAGCCCAGCGCTCGCCCGTCCAGATGCCGGTAGTCCGGTTCATGCCGTCGTCAGTGGCGCAATCGAGAATGGCAGCGTCACCAATAACCGGCGCATCGGTCGGTTCGACCCCGATAGCCTCCATCCCGCGCTTCCACAGATGCAGCAGGCCGCCACCCCGGACGATGACGCGCCGGGCGCTGCGCTCACAGTCATAGTCGATACCGATCGACTGCATGGCGCTCGGATGCCCGCGCAGCACCAGCCAGCGGTCCAGCCACCGGCTACAATCATGCGCCACATAGTCCCATCGCGGGCGCGGCGCGCGAAGGAATTCGCCCAGATCCATCAGCGCGTTCCGAACCGGCGGAGTACGCCTTGCGTGATGCCGGAGACATGGCTGAAGATCGCATCCGTGGGCGAGCGGCGGCGCTGATCCTGATCGGTGAAGAAGGATGCCGGCGCTCGGTTCCGGTTGGTGTCGTCCGTCGCGATCGATAGCGTGAGCACGCGGTTCCGACCGCCCGCGCCGTCGTCCTCGCTGCTGAAACTCAGCTTATCGGCCCGGAACACCGCCTCATATTCCACATCTTGCAGCGACCAGTCGGCGTTGAAATAGAAGCGGACGAAATGGACCTTAGCGCCCTTGACCGATGCCGCCTGCTCTTGCGCCATCTGCACGATCCGCGCACTGATGCCTGACAGGCGGATATCCAGACGCTCAGCCTGGCCGTTAAAAGGATGCTCGAAATCCGGGGCGCTCAGCAGTTCTGCCCCGCCATAATAGATTGTCGGCGCGCTCTCCACGATATCCGCGGGAACAGCAAGGTTGCCGAAACCCGTCCAGATGCGGGCCGGATCGGCGCAATCGATACGGATGCCGAAGCTCTCGCGCATGTCAGCCCTTTAGCTGCGAATATTTGTTGATGGTGCCGGGTGCTGATTGCTGGCTCTGGGCGTAGGACGCCGTTGCCGCGCTGGTGGATTCCCGGCGGGCGATAGGGGTTGCGACCGCGCGACCGATGCCCGCGACCTTCGCGTCAAAATAGTCGTTCGCCTGAACTTGGACGACGACGGTCTGCGCGGCTGCGCGGGATGGCGCGTTCATGCGGCCAAGCGGGATAATCTCGCCGGAGCCGGTCGGGCGGAAAGCCTCCACGCGGCCCGCCGTGGCGTTCTCGTTGACGCGCACGATCTGACCGGCTGCGACCGGGCCACCGGATGCTCGGCCGAAGATGGCGGTGCTGGCGGCGGAGAGGAAAGCGCCGACGCCGCCGCCCTGACTGGACGCGCTGGACAGCGCTTCGGCGATCGGCTTCATGATGACCTGCTGTATGAGCATATCCAGCAGCCCAGATATCAGCGGGTCTTTGACTCCGAGCCGACTGGTGATCGCGTCGGAAATGCCATCGCGCACATAGTCCAGTTCTTGCACGATCAATTCTTCGACCTGATCATGACGATTGTCCGGATTGAAGCGGTCAGAGTAGCGAGCCAGCGGACTGCGCAAATCCCGCTCTGTTGCGCCCCGCCGCGTCGTCTGGGCCGTAGCAAGATCAGCGCGGGCTTTGGCGGCATCGGCAATCTTACCGGCCGCGATGGCCGCTTCCAGTTCGGCGCGTTCCTGCGCGTCGAGAGCTTCAAGGATGCGACGCTCAGCCGCCAACCGCTCTTGCCGGGTGTCAGCCGCCTGTGCGGTGGCTTCCAATGCCTCGCGCTCGTAGCGGAGATTACCAGCGCGCGCTTCTGCGACTTGAGCGGCTAAATCCTTGTCGCGCTCAGCGATCACCTTTGCAGACTGAAGCGCCGCCACCGTGCCGGTCAGCGCTGTCAGTTTCTCTTTCTGTTCCGACGTGTACTTCTTATCGCCCTCAATCTCCTTGATCGCTGCGGCGCGCGACGCTTCAATGCGATCTGTTTCGATCTTCGCCTTCGCGGCGATACCGACAACCTCATCAGCCTTGAGCGACAGGATGCGATCGTTGAGTTGAGCTTCCTCGCGGGCGAAGGCGTCGGGATCGAGGGGGGATTTTGGGGTCTTGGTCTTTTTGGTGGAGGCGGCAGGCTTGGGGCGGGCGCCGGGCGCAGCGCCAGGATTTCCTGCGATCAGGTTGCCGAAGACGTCATACCTCGACATTTGCGCGTCGAAACGGCGCTGCGCGGCCTGACCACTAAGGCGGTCACGCTCCCTCTTCTGAGTGGCATCGTAGCGTTCAAGCAAGCGGCTGTCATATTTCCCGTTGGCGCCGAACCAATTGGCGACGCTAGGGCCGATGTTCAGCAGGGCGTCAGCCTCTTTGAGGGTTGTCCGGATGAACTGTTGCAGGTCGAACGCGCCGCCTCCGAGTTGTTCGAAAACACTCAGCCCCGACTGCAACAGTGGGTCAAAAGCGTCTCCGAGGCCCGCCAGCGTACTGCGCACTGTGATCCCGAACTGCTCTGCGGATTTTTCCAAATCAGCGAAGCCGTCAGCACCGTCACTGACGAAGTTCGCCAGAGCGGTAGAAAATTCCCCGCCACGATCAAACGCGCCGAAGCTGATGACGGCAGCATTGTAGACCTTCGTCATCGCCTCATCGAACGTGACCGGCATCTGCCGAAACTCAGCATCAATCCCGGACGTGAACTTGCGGTCAGTTAGGGCAGTCAGCAGCTTGTCGCTGGTCAGCTTGCCTTCCTCGCCGAGTTGCTTGATCTGGCCGATGGGTTGGCCCATGCTTTCAGCCAGCAGCCGGGCGAGGCGGGGGGACGCCTCAAGGATGCTGTTCAGTTCGTCGCCACGCAGCGCGCCGGCCGCCAGAGCCTGGCCGAACTGGAGAGTGGCGGATGCTGCTTGATTGGTATCTGCACCGCTGATTTTCAGCGTTTTACTGAATGTTTCAGTGGCGCGCGCAGCATCGGCTTGCGACCCGCCAAGCTCCTTCGCGCCACGCACAAAATTGGCGTAAAGCGATGCGGTGTCAGATAGCCCCGATCGCGTTTGGTCGGCGATCTTGCGCACATCTTCCTGCGCCTGCGCAAATGACCCGAAGCCAGCAGTCGCGAGCTTTAATTGAGCGTCAAGCTTCTTGCTTTCATCTGCAATTTTAAGAAACTGTTGGGCCAGCGCTGCGGCTGAAACCCCAGCAAATAGCGAACTGAGCCTGCTGGCGAACCTGCTCGCGCGCGCCTCAATTCCGTTCAGTTCGCGATCTGCATTCCGTCCCGATCGACGCAACTCCCGCTCCAGAGCATCGGTGCGGGCGATAAGCTCAATGATAACCTGCTCAGAAACCGCCATTACGCACTCCCTCGCGCAGCCCGGCGGATGGCGCGGCTGACCGCTTTGTCGACAAGTTTGGTGACTTCCCGGCGCTTTTTGTTCGCAGCCGGGGCCATGTAGGGGCGGGCCGCCACCTTCGACGTGCCGAACTCCAGCGGCGCGGCGTATTCGGCGTTGCTGCTGATCTCCACGACCAGTGGCGCGCGCGCCCTTGTCTCGATTTTATTGGCTAGGTTGTGGGTGTCAGCATTCGGCGGCTCGCCGGGCGCGCTTGGCCGGTGGTGTTTGCCACTGACGGCGCCGGCCGTGATGCTGATCTGAGCTTCAGTCTGGATCATTTCGCCGCCCGCAAAGAGCGCACGCGAGACATCGATGACAATCTCGCGCTGCATTGCTGCGGTCAGGGAGGATATCGATCTACGCCGGGCCATGTGCGTCCTGCCGATCAAGAAACATGGTCGCGACCATTTCCAAGGCGCGATCGTCGCCAACTTCGATTGCAAAGCCCCGGAAGGCTGCGCCGATACTGCTGCGCGATCGGCGCAGCATGTCGACAAGCCCTGCATGCGTCGGGGCTATCCGGGCAACACTGAGCGCGGTAATGGGCGGTGCGCCCCGATGGTTTTGGATCAGCCTGAGCGTTTCGGGATCGATTTCGGCCATAGCTTGAGGCTAGGCTGAGGGTGCGCTAGGCTTTACCGTCTTTGGGAGTGGCCATGAAAACCTGTCCAGCGTGCCGGTCTGAAATCCATACGGAGGCTAGGGTTTGCCCCGCATGTCGAACCATTTTCGATGCGTCGGACATGATGGCAGGGCGAAGTCAAAGCAATCGTAGATACCTGTTCCGCTTGCTGGCGGTCGCCGCCGGGATTTTCGTGATAGTCTATTGGCTAAATAATGGAGGCATCGAGGCGCTAGTCGAGGTAACATAGGAAACATTGCCTTTTGGGGAGGGCGAATTGATCAAATTCATCGTAGATATGTATCGCGCCATGATTGGCTTCGCTTTTGCGATTGGCGCAATACTGGCGATTTTAGCCTTGCTGGCCGATGTCGGGGGGCGGGGGCCACTAGCCGCGCTTATCATTCCTGCCATCACCGGTGCGGCAACTGGACTGTCTGCGGTGCTTATTTCGATCAACGATCACTTGGCGGCACTTCGCGATAAATAAAGGCGGCCCGGAGGCCGCCGATAGGTTAGGCTGCGAGGCGGCGCGCATCCCTTGCGATCATGGCCACCCGCTTTTCGTCAAATTCGCAGTCGGCATATTCGAAAGAGAGCAGTTCCAGCTTCGTGGCGATATCGCCCATGTTGGCGGCCGGTGCAGCCAGCATCTTTTCAAATGCGCGGTCGGACACGTTGCCCGCGACGGTGCAGGCGTCGGCGTCATCTTCATACATGATGCGGTCGAAATCAGCGCGGCATCGGCGATATTCGGCCAATGCTGCGGGGAAGGGGCTGGAGGATGCGATGGCCGGGGCGGCGATAGCGACCGGAGCCGCCAGCGCAGCGGTGAGGAAAGCGCGACGATCGGTCATCACGCCCTCCGCAACGGAATGATGTTGTCGTTCTGGTGTTCCAGATCTCGAATGTCCGCAAGGCGCATGTCGATCATGAAATAGCCCAGCTCGATCTGGAGCGGATTGGTGCTGGTCGCGAGGACGCTGCGGATTTTGGTGATGTGGTTCAGCGCGTCTTCGATTTCGGGGCGGCGCGTGACACGGTGCATGGGAAAGGGTATGACGTTCGTAGCCATAACGAAACTCCGGTTCGTTGAGGGTTAGGAGCGGCGCGGGAGGTCAAGGCCCCGCGCCGTTCTGTTTTTAGTTGGGTATGGCGCCTAGCTTATTTCGTAGCTGGTCGGCGGCCTCCTTGCCGAATATATCTTCGGCAAGCTCCACCATCGCCTCGTTCAGATCATCCCGAGACATCTCCTGCTCGTCGTCATCGAGCATGTCGCTGTATTTGCCCATCAGGCAGCACTCCTTGAAAGATGCCAAGCTTCGAGTGCGTCGGCGTGCTGAAGCCTCGCCTCAGCCTCTTCCCGCGCATCTTTGATGATTTCCTTCGCCAATTCTTCGGCGAAGGCAGATCCGGCAATAGCCTCGGCTCGTTCGACCAAATCGGTCCAGTCTTGCACGGTCATGCTGCGCAATCCTTCAGATATTGTGCAATTACATCGCATACGCTGCTCGCCCATTTGAGTTGGCGGACAGGGGTGCCGTTGCTGTGCTGCTTGTTGGTGTCCTGCATGATCGCGCCAGCAGCGACCCCGGCGTCTGTCGGCTCATAGTGCGGACCGCCCTTTAGGCTTGGGAACCGCGTCTGCAATCCCATGTCGCACAGGACATTATTGACCTTCCGACCAGAACCGATGCCCATGCGATCCCCGATTTCAGTCGGGGTGAGCAAATGATCGTTCGTCGGCGCCCGCATATGAGTGACGCCCATGAGTGAAAGGGTATCGATGCCGGTGATGGCAGCGGTCGCGCGATTTGCGGAAAGTGCAGCTTGATTGCCGTCCAATCCGATCATCTTCGCGATCTTTAGGTTATGCTGCATCGTCAGGCGATGCTCTTTGGCTTTGTCGATGCGGGGCAGGCGATGGCCACCCGCCACGCGCTCCCGCTCTAACTCTGCCCACCGATCAACGAGGCGGGCGGTGAATTCGGGCGAAAGCTGTGCAACGACGATAATGCTATCGCGCTTTCCCTGCTCACCTTCAAAAACATAGACCTTGGTGATGTAGGTTCGGCCATTGGCGCCGGTTTCGGGAACGTCCCCCATTGGGGGTTGTGAAATAACGCCGCGCTCGATCATGCGCTCGATTGACAGCTTCACCTTGTCATGTCGCGAGCCGGTTAGTGCCGCGATATCGAGGCTGCTCATGCTGGCTGGCGTGTTGCCACCGCCTCCGCTATACATCAGTGCATTCATATAGATTTCCTTCTGTGTGAAGGCGTCGGGGTTTTGGTTACGAGGCCTGTCCCGACGCCGCTTTTCTGTATTGCCCAAGGGCAAATACGATCTCACCGGTCATCGACCGTTGGTTTTCACGCGCCTGCTCCCGAACAAACTCTTTCAAGTCGCTCGGCAACCGAAGCCTGAAGTGTTCATCTTGTCGTGACATGCGCTCCTTCCTTTTGTTGCACCACTTTTGGTACAACGGTGGAGCATTGCCAGTCAAGCCCATTTTGACCATTGGTGGGGCATGTCAAGAGAAGACCCATATTTCCGCCTTCGCATACCCGATTCGCTAAAGGCGAAGGTGTCTGAGGCCGCCGAAGAGAACCACCGAAGCATGACCGCCGAAATCATTGCCCGCTTGGAGCGGTCCTTTGATGCTCCAAGCCAGTGGACAGACCGCGACCGAGCATGGTTCATTAATCAAATGCAGCAGCAGGTCATAAAGCACGCAAATGAATGGACGCATGAACAAGATGCAGACGCCAAGATGAAGGAGCTTCAAGACGAGGAGCGGCGGCTGTTATCTCAAACCCGATCTTAACCACCCCGGCCATCCTCTGGATCGGGACGGGGATGGGATTGCGTGCGAATAGATAACTGTTGACTGATGTATCGCGTGATGATACGTATCACTTCATGATACAGGGCGCCAAAGGGAAGTTGATCGAGCATGTGTTCGTCGGGCGCGCGGGTAAGGGCTTCCCGGCTGATATCTTCCGGGTGGCTGTTCGTAAGGTCGCGATGCTGGAATCGGCTGTCAAGCTAGACGATCTCAAGTCACCTCCGGGAAATCGCCTTGAGGCGCTGGAGGGCGACCGTGAGGGCCAGCATTCGATCCGGATCAACGACCAATGGCGCATCTGTTTTGTCTGGACCGAAGATGGTCCGGCAGATGTTGAGATCACCGATTATCACTGAATGGAGGATGAAATGACCATGCTGCAAGTGCCGGTCCATCCCGGCGAAATTCTGAAGCACGAATTTCTGGAGGAAATGGGTATCAGCGCCGGGAAGCTGGCCAAGCATATCCATGTGCCTCGGACGCGGATCGAGCGTCTGGTTTCGGAGGAGACTTCGGTCACGCCGGACACGGCTATGCGCCTTTCGCGAGCGCTCGGCACCACTCCGGAGTTCTGGCTGAACCTTCAGGCGCATTATGACCTGCTGACCGTGAAGTCGGAAGATGTTGAGGATATCGGGTTGATGGTGGCGGCCTAACCCGCCGCCATAGCCCTTCGCAGCATTTCCGAGCCACCCGGCGATGCGTTCGGCTTGCCGCTGGCCTTGGGATCATTCATCTCGATCTTGGCATCCAGCGCCTCGAAATAGTCGGAGAGCGTGCAGGCCCTCCAGTCGATACCCATCTCACCGCAGTTCGCGATGATCCGTCCTTTCTCCAGCGGCTGCGGCTTGTTCTGCCTCAGGCCGGGTCGTTTTTTTTTACGTCGATCGCCTTGTGCGCGGCGCGCAGGATATCCCATGCCAGCATGACACCCTCTTCCAGAGGCCGGGCAGGATAGACATAGGTGTCGACCAGTTCGCGGGCGCGCGTCGGGCCGACCTCGCTTTCCTGTCCGTCGATCGTGCAGCAGTTGCCGCCAATAATGGCGAGCCGGATGATTTCGCGCACATCTTGAACGAGGATCGGGGCGCCAGCGATCCAGACCGGCGTCTTGTCCTCGCCCTGAAGGCCAACCGCCTGACAAAGCTGCTCGTACATCGTGCCGATGGCACGCGGGTAGATGCCTTCGTGCCGATACGCCTGCGGGCCGCGCTCCAGCTCGAAAATCTGCGGCATCTGAAAACCGAACCGGAACAGGCCCGGCCCGAAATTTCGTTCGATGAAGGTGTCCATTACGGAGCCGGCGTCCAGGTCCATGCACCTTCATTGTTCAGCGTGATTTCGCCGCTGCTGTCACCGTTGATGTCGGTACTGATATTGTCAGCAACCATGATGTACGAGCCGCCATAGGTGCCGAGCAAGATCCCGGCATCCGTGCCATTGGCCTGCCGCAACTCGATCTGGTAATTCTTGGCCACACCCAACGCAGCTTCGAACGATACGATGTTCGCGATGTTCATCGCACCGGAGCCGGTGATGGTCAGTGACAGGCCAGTCACGCGGTTCTTGCGCACCGCCGGCTGACCGAGCTTCGTGCAGTCGCGCCGAAATCGGTCGTTGGAGTTGGCCACCTTGTTGACCGCAACGTTTTCGATGCCGCAGATGGCGGCGAAAACTTCGGTCGGGGTGGCCCCGTTGCCGACCTTGATGACGGCGAAATCTGCTTCGGTCGGCAGCGACATGAATATTCTCCCGCGTGGAAATAAGCGGGAGGGTAGGGCGGGCTACTCGGTCGGTTTACCGCCTTCACCTTCGATAAGGTGGAAGCGGTTGCGGCGGCGCTCGGCTTCCCATTCGGCCTGGCTTGGCTCTTTGGATCGCAGGATCGTGCACCGCATCAGGTGAGCG